GCGCGATGGCCTGGCGAGGATCGAGGAACAGCCCTGGTCCACCAGCCAGAAACGGATACGCCGCCTGCGGCATCGGGAAACCCATCGGCGAAGGACCCCACAGATCGCCCGTGCCGATCGGTGCCGTCGCATTGGTCGCCAGCGGAATAGCCTGAGAGTTAACCGTGATCGTGGTCGCACTCGCCAGCGTGGCGACCTGCGTCAGCAACGGCGCCGTTCCTGCCGCATTGCCAACACCGCCGATGACCAGCGGCATCCCAGGGACAAACGCCCGGCTATCAGCAACGGTGATCGTCCCACTTCCAGCCGTGCAGTTGCCGAACGCGAAGCCAAAGTCGAGCGCCACGCCAGCCACCGCCGGAGCGGCGCCCATCAGCGAACTGGCGAAGGGACGGATCGGCACATTCCGGGTCACGCCCAGAGAGGCGTTGGCGAACGCGAAGGCCGTGCCGCTCGTGGTCCCGGCAACCGATGCGATGTTCGACGCACTCAAAGCCGCCGGGATCTGACCGACCGATTTCAGCCAGTTCTGCGCCTGAAACCCCTGAACGACGCCCGTGTAACCCTGGACCTTGTCCTTCAGGTAGACGATACGCGGATCGAGCACCCCGGTGCCCTGGTAGAACAGCGACGGACCAGCATCCGAGTTCGGATCGGCGACAGGCGAACCAAACGCCGCCGCCAGGAACGCCTGCATCGAACCGGAGACGTGCAGCGGCCCATCAAATTGACTTGTGGCCATCTGGCTCTTTCCTCAGTTCGTTGGGTAGGCCCCGAACCCGCATCTCCAATCATCCCACCCTATGTAGTAACGTTCCGTCCCTTTAACCATCAGGTTGTTGGTCGAGAAGTCGGTCTGGATTTCGGTGCGGAACGGCTTGCGATCGAGGCAGATCAGCCCTCCGGCGTCGGAAAGCACGAACCAGGCGTAGGGCGAGGTCAGGAAGTCCATCACCACGTAGCCGTCGCGGAGATCGTCGTTCTCTTTGACCGACCAGGTGTCGTTGTTCGTCGTGCCAGGCCTGATTTCGGTCTCCATGAGCCGCTTGGCGACGTGGCGAAGCTCCACCGGCACCACCAGCTTCTTGCCCTGGGACCCAAACAGCAATCCGGCCTCATCACGGAAGCGCCGGATCATGTTGTTCGCCAAAATCAGCGAGTTCTCGTTGAGCCCGACCTGATTGGTCGGCGTATTCGGCACCTGATAGCCGTCAACGGGGTGGTTCGTGGCGAAGAGGGGGAGGTTGTCGCCACCGATCGTCGCGTTCAGCACGTTGCCCGTATTGAGCGGAGCCGCCCCGTTGATCTCCTTCATCTGCCGGAACGAGCGCGCCAGCCCAAGGTTGGCCGCGTCGAAGGCCGATTTGTAGAGATTGTCGTCCAGAGCTTCCTCGGTGAAGGCATAGCCGAGGCTGAAGACCACATGCAGGTGGTTCCAGGTGAACCGTTGCCCCGCGAGATTGTCGAACTGGGTCGGCGTGCCAGCCAATTTGAGTTGCGGCAGGGGCAAATACCGCACATGGACCGTCCGTTCGGCCTCCATGTTCGATGGTCCCCTGGCGTAAATCTTGGTCCACTGGGTCTCCATCTCGCGATAGAGCCCTTTGACATCGCGGACGCCCGGCAGGAGCAGGGCTGGGATCTGGGAGGTTGTGATTGCCATGGCTCAGATCCCCGTGCCCATGAGATGTTCAGCGAGGGCCGCGTTGATCCTCACCAGGACCCACGGATTGGTGTTCGCCGGGTCCTGCGGACCGCCCGGGACACCCGCCAGCCCGACGATGCGAAGCGGGAGCGTCGGCGTCACGTTGATCGAGGCGGCATCCAGCACCAGGGTCGACAAACCGGCGGCGTTCGGCGCCCCGTTGGTGTTCGCCAACCAGTTGATGTTCTGCCCGCGCCACGTCTCCGCCCACGGACCGCCCGAGACCTGAGCCCGGTAGGTGGCGAACGGATCGTCGATCACCGCGCACTGGATATCGACCCCGGCGGGCGGCGCAAGCCCGGCTCGGTAAGAGCCCATCAGGCCGTGCCCGATCGCCTGCAAAGTCGTGTCGTAGTAGGGATAAATCCCGGCGAAGACCCCGAGATACGAGGTGTCGTTGTTCGCCGCCAGGATGACCTCGCCCTGGTTTACGCCCGCACCCCCGGTTCTGACGAGATCACCGAGCCCGATGCTACCGGTGTAGCCGTTTTTGATCTTGAACGAGGACAAACCGTAGGTGGGCGCACCAACCAGGTTGTTGGCCCGGATCAGACCCAGCGGTGCGAGAGTATTGAGCGCCATGGAGGGCTTCCGTCCCGGAAATACTCCCGCCCGCGCATGGGGCGTCGTATTTCAGTGAATAAAAGCCCCGGGCACGCATGGCCTGGGCGTCAGATCAAACCGTTGGACGTTTTCCCAAAAACTGTCAAGCCGTTTACCCGGCAAGACCCTCGATTTCCACGCTGATCGGGATGGATCTGACCCCGCGACCGCTCGGAATGCCTTCTTCACCCCTGGTCGCCGATCGACCCGACGCCGCGGCCATCGTCTTGTCACGCTGCTGCTCGTAAGCCGCCTGCAAGTCTTCCTGCCGCGCCTCGACGCTCAACCGCATCGGGCGTCCATACAGCCGCTGACCACGTCTTTCGATCGGCGCGTCCGGCGGCGATCCGGGTTCGACCAGATCCGGCCAGTTGATCGCCTTCTCGGGACGCCATCCGGCGTTCCTGACTTCCAGCATCTCACCAGGATCCACGGGCTCGTTGTAAACCCGGATGGTTTTCCACTCGTAATCCCAGCCCGACTTGCGGAGATGCTTCGGAAGATCGGCCCAACCCGAGTCGCGATGATCGCGCCTGACCCGGGTGACGACCTCTTCAGGTTGCGCTTCCCTGGATGGCGCGGAGCGTTCCGCCGGGCCTGGATTGGCCGCGATCCCGGTATACGCCACGTCTTCCACGGTGCGCTCGGACACCGGACGCGGATTGTTGGGAGGCCGACCGCCTTTGTTTTTCGGCGGCGGCGGCGCGGGTTGGGCCTTGCCACGCAGCAGGCGCGCCTTCGCGATGTTCGCCCGCCGCTGCTCAAGCAACGCCATTTGCTCCGGCGTCAGCACCACCTGCTCTTCCTGGACCTCGCCCGTTTCGTCGGGGACGATCCTAAATGTCGTGTCGCTCACTGGGTCTTCTCCTTCAGCCCGTTAAGTGAACGAGCGGCCATCGCCGATCACCAGGTCGCCCGTCCCGCCAGCGGCGATCTCCCGGGCGATCTCAACGTGCTTGTTGGCATACTCGGCCAGCGCCTTGCGAAAGGCTTCCGGTGAGTGAGACGCGCGCTTGTCCAGCATCGCGCCTTCCTCGAAATCCGACTGCACCTTGGCGTTCGGGAACTTGATCCCGCGCGTCCCATCCGAGCGATCCTGCACCAGCAAATCGCCCAACGGCGTCCGCATCGTCTTCCAGCCCGAGGACGCTCCGGACCCACGCGAGGGTGGCACCGCCACCGATGCACCGCGTCCGCGCATGTTGTTCATGGGCCGCGCCCCCTGATCCTGACCGTCATCATGCCCATGCCCCTCACCAAATTCCTGGGTCATCACCTGCTCGATGTAGTCGACATACGACCGCGAACCTTCCGGATGGCCCTCGCGCAACGCTTCGTTGTGCGCGTCGATCGCCACCCCTCGATACTTCCGGTCGGTGTTGAAACGGGGATGCTCATCCAGCCATTGCTGGGCTTCCGGCGTGCGCCCCGCCGGGCGCGGCTGCGCCGACGGCCTGGGTTGCGCCCGCAAATACTCCAACTCGCCGCTCGCCTGCGCCAATCGATAGCTCGCGCCCTGGAAACTCTCCTGCGCGGCCAGTTCGGCGTCGACGTCGCCCATCTCGCGCGCCGAGCGGATCGCCAGCTTCGCCGCCGTCTGTTCCGACTTCGCGCTCTCCAAAGCCTGAGCCACGACCGTCTGCCGGTCGTTGACCTGGCTCTCCCGCGCCCGAAGAACCTCGGTTTCCATCAACTGGCGCTGCTGGTCCGCCGCCCGCGCCGCCCGCCGGGCTTCGGCGACCTGACGATCCTTGGCCTGAAGCTGGCTCCGCGCATCCGCCACCGCCGCCTCGGGCGAGACGATCTCCGCTTCTATATGTAC